AAATAGATTATTTTATTTATTTTGGGAAGCTTGTAAAGTAGATAAAAGATGTTATGGAATATGTTATCTAAAAAACAGACGTTCTGGATTTTCTTTTATGTCATCAGCAGAAACCGTTAATTTAGCTACTCTTGCAGGTGATAGTAGATTTGGTATACTATCTAAAACAGGTGCTGATGCTAAGAAGATGTTTACTGATAAAGTTGTACCGATTAGTATTAACTATCCATTCTTCTTTAAACCCGTACAAGACGGTATGGATCGTCCAAAATCAGAACTTGCTTATCGCGTACCTGCTAGTAAGTTTACGAGAAAAAAGATTACAACTAACGAGAAGTTAGAAGAAATAAAGGGATTAGACACGACTATTGATTGGAAGAATACTGGGGACAATAGTTATGATGGTGAGAAATTAGCATTACTAGTTCACGATGAAAGTGGTAAGTGGGAAAGACCAGATAATATTTTAAATAACTGGAGAGTTACAAAAACTTGTTTAAGATTAGGTAGTAGAATAATTGGTAAGTGTATGATGGGAAGTACATCAAACTCTTTAGATAAAGGTGGAGAGAATTTTAAAAAACTATATAATGCATCAGACGTCACAAAGCGAAATAGAAATGGTCAAACAAAGTCTGGTTTATACTCTTTGTTTATCCCAATGGAATGGAACTACGAAGGCTTTATTGATGAGTACGGGGTTCCAGTTTTCACTACTCCTGATATCGATAGATTCGCGCCAGACGGTGAATTAATAGATATAGGCGTAATAGATAGCTGGCAAAATGAAGCTGATGGTTTAAAAGATGACCACGACGCTTTAAATGAATTTTACCGTCAGTTTCCTAGAACAGAAGAACACGCGTTTCGTGATGAAACTAAAAATAGTATATTTAATCTTGTTAAACTATATGAACAAATAGACTATAATGAAGAGATGTCTAGAACTCTTGGCGTTACAGTTGGTAATTTCCAATGGGTTAATGGAATCAAAGATTCTCAAGTAATATTCTATCCAGATCCAAAAGGTAGATTTAAAGTTAGTTGGGTTCCACCTCAACAGTTACAAAACAGAGTAATACTTAAGAATGGGATTAAGTGGCCAGGCAATGAACATATGGGGGCTTTTGGTTGTGACTCTTATGATATATCAGGAACAGTAGATGGCAAAGGATCTAAAGGAGCTTTACATGGTTTAACTAGGTTTAGTATGGAAGACGCTCCGGCAAATAGTTTCTTTTTAGAATACTTATCTAGACCACCAACGGCAGAGATGTTCTTTGAAGACGTTCTAATGGCACTAGTATTTTATGGGATGCCTATACTCGCAGAGAATAATAAACCTCGTCTCTTGTACTATTTAAGACGTAGAGGATATAGAGGGTTTAGTATGAACAGACCAGATAAACTATGGAATAAATTATCTGTAGCTGAAAAGGAAGTTGGAGGAATACCTAATTCAAGTGAGGATATAAAACAAGCTCATGCCGCGGCGATTGAGATGTATATTCAAGATCACGTGGGTATAAGACAAGATGGAACACTTGGAGATTTATATTTTAACGAACTCTTAAATGATTGGGCTAAATTTGATATAAATAAAAGAACGAAGTTTGATGCATCTATTAGTTCTGGTTTAGCAATAATGGCTAATAATAGACACTTGTACGCTCCAAACATGAAGATAGAAAAACAAAAACTAAACATAAATATTTCCAGATATTCAAATGATGGAATTAATTCAAAAATAATCAAATAATAAATATGGCAGAGTCTGGCATTAAAAGTTATTTCCCTAGTCAAACTGTAAGTGATGCTGAGAAGTTGAGCTATGAATATGGTTTAAAAGTAGGTAAGGCTATACAAACAGAATGGTTCAGTAGTAGTAGAAGTTCTAATAGGTATGGAGCTAACCATGATAATTTCCACAACTTAAGACTGTACGCAAGAGGAGAACAGTCTATTCAAAAATATAAAGATGAATTATCTATTAATGGTGATTTGTCTTATCTTAATTTAGATTGGAAACCCGTTCCAATTATTCCCAAATTCGTAGATATAGTAGTTAATGGTATTGCTGAGAGAACTTATGATTTAAAAGCATTCTCTCAAGATCCATTTGGTATTAAAAATCGCACAGAATATATGGAATCCATAGTTAGAGACATGCAAACTAAAGAGTTTAATGCCGCTGTTATGGAAAACTTCAACATGGATCTTTCTGAAAATAAAGATGATACGTTACCAGCAACTGAAGAAGAGTTAGGGTTACATATGCAGTTGAATTATAAACAATCTGTTGAGTTAGCCGAAGAACAAGCTATTAACGTTTTAATGAATGGAAATAATTACGAGTTAATTAAAAAACGTTTTTATTATGATCTTACTGTACTTGGGATTGGTGCTGTTAAAACAAGTTTTAATACTTCTGAAGGCGTAGTTATCGATTATGTTGATCCAGCTAAACTAGTTTACTCTCACACTGACTCACCCTACTTTGAAGATATATATTATGTTGGTGAAGTTAAATCTATACCTGTAAATGAATTAGCAAAACAATTTCCTCACTTATCAGAATCTGACCTTAAAGAAATAATGAGTGAGAAATCCAATCATAACTCATCCCATCCTACTAGTCAAGAAGATAATAACACTATTCAAGTTTTATATTTCAATTATAAAACTTATATGAACGAAGTATATAAAACAAAAGAAACAGCAAGTGGGGCTGATAAAATTATATCTAAAGATGATAGTTTTAATCCACCAGAAGACAAGGAGGGTGGATATGGGAAAATGATAAGATCTATAGAATGTCTTTATGAGGGTGTTTTGATTCTTGGTTCAGATAAACTACTTAAATGGGAGTTAGCTAAAAACATGATGCGTCCTAAAAGCGATTATACTAAGGTAAAAATGAATTACGCTATTGTTGCGCCTAGAATGTATAATGGTAAAATTGATTCTTTAGTAAAAAGAATCACTGGTTTTGCTGACATGATTCAATTAACTCATTTAAAACTCCAACAAGTAATGTCGAGAATGGTTCCTGATGGAGTTTATCTTGATGCTGATGGACTTGCTGAGATTGATTTAGGGAATGGAACAAACTATACCCCACAAGAAGCATTAAATATGTTTTTTCAAACAGGATCTGTAATTGGTAGATCAATGACTGCTGATGGAAACATGAATCCAGGTAAAGTTCCTATCCAAGAAATTACAAGTGGTAGTGGTGGAAACAAAATGCAAGCTCTTATAGGTAACTACAACTATTATCTACAAATGATAAGAGATGTCACCGGTCTTAATGAGGCTCGTGATGGTAGTACTCCAGATAGAAACGCTTTGGTTGGAGTTCAAAAACTTGCTGCTGCTAATTCAAATACAGCTACTAGACATATATTACAAGCTGGACTATTCTTAACAACTCAAACGGCAGAGTGTTTATCTCTTAGAATATCTGATATTATAGAGTATTCACCAACTAAAGATGCTTTTATACAAGCTATAGGTGTTCATAATGTCGCTACATTAGAAGAAATGAAAAGTCTTCACTTATATGACTTTGGTATATTTTTAGAATTAACTCCAGATGAAGAAGAAAAAGCAATGCTTGAGAATAACATTCAAATGGCATTACAGCAACAAAATATTGAGCTAGAAGATGCGATTGATTTAAGAATGATTAATAATATAAAATTAGCTAATCAACTTCTTAAGGTGCGTAGAAAACAAAAGCAAGATAGAGATAGGCAAGTGCAAATGGAAAATATTCAAGCCCAAACACAAGCTAATAATGAAGCGGCTCAAGTAGCAGCTCAAATCGATTTGCAAAAAAATGAAGTTTTAACTGCCAACCAAGTACAGTTAGAACAAATGAAAGCTCAGCTTGATGCGCAAAAGATGCAACAAGAAGTTCAGTATAAAAAAGAACTTATGGAACTAGAGTTTCAAATGAACATGCAATTAAAAGGCATAGAAGTAGATGGGGTGAAATCTAGAGAAAAAGAAAAGGAAGATCGTAAAGATGAAAGAACAAAAATTCAAGCAACTCAACAAAGTGAGATGATTGAACAAAGAAATAGTGGTAAACCACCTAAAAACTTTGAGTCATCAGGTAATGATATACTAGGTGGCGGTTTTAATTTGGGAGTGTTTGACCCTAGATAGAATTTATTAATTATTATTATATTATATTATGGAAGAAAATGAAAAAGTAGTTGAAGAAACTACACAAAATCAAATTGAGGAAACTCAAAAAATTGATGAAAGTAAGTTTGAAAGCGCTGGTGATGATAGTGTTATTAAAATAGATTTAAGTAAACCACCAATACCACTTAAAAATGAAGTTGAAGAAGATAACACTAACAACGAGGGAGTGGTTGGAGTCAATGAAGATGCCAATGCCCCACAAGAACAAGAAGAAGTACACTCGGAAGCAGAAACACAAGAAGCCCCAGTATTAGAAGAAATTACTGGAGAGTCCACTGAAGAAATGGAGGAGATTGCAACTGAAGCAGAAGAAGCTATAACTGAATCAATGGAAACTGGTAAACCTCTTCCTGAGAAGATTCAAAAGTTAGTGGACGTTATGGAAGAGACTGGTGGAGATTTAGGTGATTATGTTAAACTTAATCAAGATTATAGTGAGTTAAGTGATGAGAATTTGTTAGCAGAATATTATAGACAAACAAAACCTCATTTAGATAATGAAGAAATTAACTTCCTTATGGAAGATACATTCTCATTCGACGAAGATATTGACGACGAAAGAGATATACGAAGAAAAAAACTAGCGTTGAAAGAGCAAGTTGCTAACGCTAAAAGCCACCTAGACGGGCAAAAGTCTAAATACTACGAGGAAATTAAAGCTGGATCGAAGCTCACAACAGAGCAACAGAAGGCAGTTGATTTTTTTGGTAGATATAATAAGGAATCAGAAGAGGTTCAAAAAGCATCAAAACGTAATACTGATATTTTTACGCAAAAAACCGAGCAGGTTTTTAACAACAAATTCAAAGGTTTTGAATATAATGTTGGAGATAAAAAATATCGTTTTAACGTTAACAATGCTGATGAGATTAAAAACACCCAAAGTGATTTAAACAATTTTACCAAAAAGTTTTTGGATAAAGAAATGGCTTTAAAGGATGCTGTGGGTTATCATAAATCTCTGTACACAGCGATGAATGCCGATGCTGTTGCAAAACACTTTTATGAACAAGGAAAAGCAGATGCTATGAAAGATAGTGTTGCGAGATCCAAGAACATTGATATGAATCCAAGACAAACTCATGGACGAATTGAAGAGGGAGGTTTGAAGTTTAAAGTGTTGGGTAATAATTCTTCTGATTTTAAGTTTAAAATTAAGAATAGAAAATAAATTACAAATTTAAAAATTAAAAAAAATGGCAATTACAAGTGCAAGTGGACCGGATGCGGCTCCACGTAAACAAACGCTCCAGACTAATTACGTAGACTTTACAACAAGTGCTACTGAAGGATGGGCGCAACAATACTTACCAGATCTTATGGCTCAAGAAGCAGAGATATATGGTAATAGAACAATTTCAGGTTTCTTAGCTCAAGTAGGAGCTGAAGAGCCTTCTGCTTCTGACAGAGTGGTTTGGTCAGAACAAGGTAGATTACATTTAGCTTACACAGCAACGAATGCTGATGTTTCTGCTAATATATTCACTATCGTTAACGATATCGATGGTAACACAATCGATGCTGGTGAACACGGTGTACGTGTGGGTGATACGGTTTTAATCTCTAGCGCATCTCTTACTTTAAAGGGTTATGTTAGTGTTACTACTACTGGCTCAAACGCTATCACTGTTCTTCCTTATGCGGGGGCTGAGTTTGATGCTGCAGGTTTTTCTGATTCAGCTGGCGCTGGAGCTTATAGAATCTTAGTTTATGGTTCTGAATTTGGGAAAGGTACAGATTCTAGATCATCTGCTAACGAACCTAAATTTAAATCTTACCAAAACAAGCACATTATTCTAAAAGATTATTACGAAGTATCAGGTTCTGATGCATCTGCAATCGGTTGGGTTGAAGTGTCTGGTGAAGGTGGACAAAATGGTTACTTATGGTACTTAAAAGCTGAAGGTGATACTAGAGCTCGTTTTTCTGACTATTTAGAAATGTCAATGATGGAAGGTGAACTTGCTGTAGCTGCTTCAACTATTGAAAATGCTACTGGTGGTTTAGGTTTATCTGCTTCTACAACTGGTATTGATGCTGGTACAGAAGGTTTGTTCAAAGCAATTACTACTAGAGGTCATCAAACAACTGGTGTTACTGGTGTTAATGCTGCTACTGATTTAGCTGAATTTGACGCTATCTTAGCTGTATTTGATCAAAACGGTGCTATTGAAGAAAACATGATGTTTGTTGATAGAGGTACGTCTTTAGCAATAGATGACATGCTTGCTTCAATGAATTCTTATGGAGCTGGAGGTACTTCTTACGGAGTGTTTGACAACTCAGAAGACATGGCATTAAACCTAGGTTTCTCTGGTTTCAGACGTGGATCTTACGATTTCTACAAATCTGATTGGAAATACTTAAATGATAAAGGTACTCGTGGGGCTTTAAATGACACGGTTACTAATATTAGAGGCGCTATTATTCCTGCTGGTGTTTCTTCAGTTTATGATGAAATGTTAGGTAGAAATATGAAACGTCCTTTCTTACACGTAAGATTTAGAGCTTCTGAAACAGAAAGTAGATTATACAAAACTTGGGTTACAGGTTCTGTAGGAGCTATGACTTCTGGAAAAGATACGATGGAAGTTCATTACTTATCTGAAAGATGTTTAGTTACACAAGGTGCTAATAACTTCATGTTATTGAACTAATCAATTTTTAAAAGAACCGGGGCTTCGGCCTCGGTCCTTTTATTTTTATTAATTTTATTATATATTATATTATGGCTAA